TCCTCATGCGCCACTTCGGCCAGGAACTCGGCCATCTTGGCGCACCGCTGCGCTGGGGTATCGCTGGGCGGCGGTCGGTGCGAATCGCAGGACAGCGCCTTGTGGCAGGGCGTGGCGGCGGCGGCGCGGCGGCCACACAGCCGCAGGAATTCAGGCAGCGTCGGCGGGCGGTCGCTGTCCCGATCCATGCACTTGCGCAGACCGGTCGCAATCGCTTCGCTGGGGACCTCGGCCAGCGATTCCAGCCAGATGGCCGCCAGCGGCGCCACGTCGCCATTGGGGGCCGCGATAGGCCCATACTCCAGCTCCCAGCGCGCGCCGTACATCGCCGCCATCCGTTCCCACAGCCGCGTCAGCCGACGATCAATGGCGGCCATGGATCACCTCCCCCTCGATCAGGCGCGCGCCATCGTGGGGCGGCTGGGGCTGGGGCTTGGGCAGGAAGCTGAACGGGTCCGGTTCGTTCGGGCCGAAAATGATCTCGTGCTCTTCGGTGATGCGCTCGGCAATGGTTTGCCCGGGCCGGCGCTGGCCCATGACTTTCTGGTCCTTGGGCCGCTTGTCCCACGACCGCTTGACGCTGTTGACGAAGCTGGCGTCCCAGCCGGGGCGAGCGTCGCCGCGCTCCATCCAGTACAGCCGGAACTCCGGGATGCAGCCCTCGGCGAACGGGCGGGGGATTCCCAGGCCGATCAGCACGGAGTAGGCGGATTCACCTGGGAACCAGTCGGTCGGCATCGGGGTTCCTGCCTTCGGAACCTTTCGCCCACCCCCCAGCGCGCGCGCGCGTGCGTCCGCGAGAGTTGTTGCTGCACGCTCTTCTTGGGGGGGTTTATCTTCTCTGGTCTTATCTTCTCTTATCTCTTCTTCTTCTTCTTCTTCTCTAGGGAGCGTTACAGGCGTTACCGTGGCTATGGCTGGTTCTGGTGTGGCGTTACTTGGCGTTACCGTGGCGTTATCTGGCGTTACTACTTGCAATCTTTCGCGGTAACGGCGTACCCGATCCTTGCTGTCATCCTCACGCTCACGGGTGACTTGCCGCTTCTCCCACTTGGCTATGCGTCCATCAACGATCAGCCCCTTGGCGGTCAAGGCGGCCAAAATGGCATCAACCGCTTCTTCATCCAGATCAAGGCAGGCGGAAATGGTGTCCACGTCCAAACCGTCCAGCGATCCACGATCCTCATGTTGGCTGGCGTATTCGAGGACGGCGGCCCAGGTGGCGATGACGGCGGTCTTGGGCTGGTGCGCCTTGCGAGCGCAGGCGGCAAACTTCGGGTCAGAAACGGTAGAGTGATACCAGCGAAACCATTCGATACTCATGGCATCCATTCCTCTGGTGTGCGGTCTTTCTTGCTGATATTGCAGCGAGGACAGGCGGTAACCAGGTTTTCTATTTCATGAGAACCGCCCCTGCTACGTGGAACCACATGGTCACAATGTGGGGAATCAACATAGGTTCCGCAGTATTGACAAATATATTTGTCTCTCTCAAAAACAGTCGTTCTCCGGGACTCCCAATCTAATGGGGATTGAATTCTTTGCCATCTACTCCATTCTCTAACACATCCATATATTTCGCCGTTCAAATTGATTTTATAAATGAACCCTAACTTCTCAAGTTCATTCAAAATAAGAGAAAAATCAATTTTATCGAACGGAAGGATTTGAACTTTGAGCGTGCGCGGTTTCCACCGAAACCGCCCTTCTCTGTCTGCAACAGTCCATAGGCCAATGAATGTCAATCTGGAAAGCGGGGATAGTTCTACTACGTCTTCGTCTGTCCAGAACTCTGGCTTGATTATGCAAATATGACTCATGCGGGATGCTCCTGTTGATCGAGACTTTGCCCAGTGCTTACGAAGGCGCTGGGTGGGGGATGTTCGTAACCCATCAACAGGTGGGCGGCCAGCCTCGCGGTCAAGCCCATCCCCCATAGGAGCAAACCCGTGGGGACACAAAAAAACCGCGATAACGGAGCGGGGAGCCGCTGTTGAGGTGTTACGAGCACCTGGACATCATCATAGCCCAGCCCGCGCCAGGGGGCAAGGGGCAAGGCAGAACGAGCGGGGTTCACGGCTTCCGCTCCTCATCGCAGCGATGCGCGTCTGGTTTATGGCGGCAACTGTAGAGATACTGCTCCAGCACATGGCGGATAAACGCCGATGCGGCTTGATCGCGATTGGCGGCTTCGCTCGGGGTGTCCCGGTAGGTGGTTTCCGGGAGCCACAATTGAATGCGGTCTTGGCATTTTTCCATGGCGCCTCCACAGCGACAGGATGATTAGGGCCAGCCCCTGCGTCTCGCCGGTCTGGTTCCGGGATAAAGGGGGAGCGTGACGTAAGGGCTGGAAACTGGGGGAAACGGGGGGAGTGCCAGGATTGCCCGCCAGGCCGGGTAGTACAGGAGAGGACAAGATAAAGCAGAACCGGATGCGCGTTGAATGGCCTGGTGTGGAGGTGTGGTAGCGGCGGTCCGACTTGCACGGACGACCTCCGGGGTATGAACCCGGCGAGCTGCTGCTGCTCCACGCCGCGAATTCATGGTCAGGGCCTCCACCCCAGCCGGCGCCGCCGCAGCACGTCGCGGTTGACGCGGGCGCGATGGCGCTGGTCGGTTTCTGCCTCCAGGAGCCAGGCCCACAATTTAGGCGCGTGTCGTCTTATCTGTGCGCTGATGTTGAGCTTCATGGTCACGCCGCCCGATTGTCCGGCGCGTCAGGGGCGGGGCCGGATACGGAATAAATCCCCTCGTAGTCCACGCGCCCATTGCTGGCGCGCAAAATACGCGCCGCCTGTTCGGGTCGCGGGAACCGCTCGCCACGTCGCCAGGCACCTATCGTTCTGGGCTTGACGCCGATCAATTTGGCGGCGGGGTCATCGCCTATTTCTTTCAAAAAATCTCGGAGGTTCATCATGGGAGCAATCATATACACGAAACGTGTTAATAATCAACTGGTGTTCTCGCATGCATTTTTACACATTTCGTGCTTGACTGAAATACACGAAATGTGTAATTATTCTCCTACCCCGTCGCCTTCCGGTCTTGAGTACCCCGGGCGGCGGCGGGGGACTCCTTTGGTGGTTATTCCCCGGCGGTACGCCGCCGGGGCTTTTTAGGCAACAGGAGCCAGGAGCAAACGCAATGAACGAATTCGAGACCGAACTTGATCTAGCCGGCGAAGCCCGCCCGGCCCTTGTTACATGGGAAGCCGTGCGCGGCGACATCTACATCGAGCGCGTGGAAATCGCCCTGCTCGTCAACGAGACCTACACCTCGCTGGGTCTTTACAGCCCGCGCATCGAGCGCCGTTCGCTGGACATCACCTCGATCCTCAGCGACACCCAAGCACTGGCGTTGACACGGAAAATCAAGGCGGCGGCGGAACAGGCCCGCGCTGAAGATTATGAAGATGGGCGGATGCAGGACTGGGAAGAGCGGTACGCCCGCGCCGCATGAAAAAAGCCGCTCGGTACTGGCATACCGGGCGGCCTTGGAGAACGAGATGAAAATTCAGAAGCAGTATGTGTCATCCCGCGCCGCTGCGCAAGCCGCCGCGCTCCTGGCAGCGCCCGCCCAGCCCCGGCAACACCGGGAAGCCCGGCGCCTGTTGCGCGCGTGGCAGCAACAGCAATCCAAACCGCGCCTCGTGGCGCGTTAATCCCAGAGGGCAACGATATGACCATCATCAATTTGACCCAGCATCCCGCTACAGAAGAGCAGATCGAGGCGGGAGTCCTTGATCTGTCCCCCGCTGACCGCACTTTGCTGGCGCGTGCCATGACGTTCGACGAGCGGCCCGACGAGGCAACGCTCGTGACCCGCGCCCAAAGTATCGCCCTGATGGCCGCCGGGCACAGTAGCGGCGCGCGCTCGGCCATGATCGGGGGTGCGCTCTATTTCATGCGCCCCCTGGAACAGGCGTTGTGGGATCAGAACATTCGCCCGCTCTACGCCTTTTCGATCCGGGAAAGTGTCGAACGCCCCCGCCCCAGCGGGGCTGTGGAGAAGGTTACCGTCTTTAGGCACGCCGGATTTGTCGGCGATGAGTTCATGGAAATCAGCCGTTAACCCAGAGGCGCCCGCCGGCAACGGCGGGCGAGAAAATCATGAGCAAGAAGCACACCCAGCCGCGCCCTATCAAAGTGGCCGATCGGTCCGGCGACGAGTTACTGGCCTTTCCAGCCGCCTGCCACGTCCTGACAGGCCGGCAGCGCGACCTGCCCAACCCAACCGCCGCCCTGGCGGAACTGGGCCAGCCCCAGCCCAGTGAGCGCGCCCGGTTGCGCGCCGCGAGCGTTCAGCATGAGCAGCGTGAGGCGCGCGCCAGAAGGGAGGCCCAACAGATACTCG